ATTTTAGAATATGCTGGTAATTAAAGATTTACACTCGGATATTTCTGATTAGTTTTGGTTGTTCTATGGTTATAAATACATATATTAATTGATATCCCATTATGTCAGTCTGTTTATTCTGTTATTGTGTTGTTTTAAAACTCCAACCAGTGCTTTATCTGAAATCTTAAATTCAACTTCTCCAGACATAGCACCTCCTTTTACAGATGAACCACCGTCTAATAGGTTGAACAAATTGGACTGCTGACTTTTATTCAGAATCATTTCACCACTATTCACCCTAGCCAGTACCTTATCACCAAAGAAGGAACTGCCATCAACTACACCACCATTAGCAAATTGTGGCATAGTGGCAAAAGCTGCTATTACAGAAGCTACAGCAGCACCAGCCAACAGCCAACCTACTACAGGTGTTTGCGTGGCACTGGCTACGGCATTTCCTATAGATTCCGCTTTCTTTGCAGCAATAAGAGCTTCTATAGCAGGAATAGCAGTACCTATAGCTGTCATTAAATTAGCACTCCAAGTTAACCAAGCAGAAGCACCTTCATTTGTCATTTGGGATATAGAACCCATAACAGTAGCAATAGCACCTAATGAAGTTGCATAATCATTATTGACTTTTACATCTTCTTCTGTTACTAATGGAGTAGTCAGTTTACCTATATCCTTTGAATCAAATCCTTTAACGGATGGAATACCAGCAGGTTTTAATTCTCCCTGCTCCCTACTGTTATACTTAGCAGTAATATTTAGAACTATTTTCTTCTGTTCCAGTTCCTGTATCAGTTTTAGTGCAGATACTCTGGCTTCGTCAGTGATGGCATTGGAGTACTTCTTTCTAGCTTCCGTTATCAGTTTATCCAATTCAGCAACAGAACCAGCAGGAATTACTTCTTCTGTTTTTACCTTATTATTTCCTCCAGTAGGTTTAAGGCTATTCTGTAGTTCCAATGTGCGTTTATCAAAATCATACATACGCTTTTTCAAATCATAAGCATATTCATAGTTTTTAATCATTTCACCTCTGTTGGCATCATTATCCTGATTCAAGAAATTCTGCTTTTCAAGTTCTGAATTTTGCTGTTTGAATAGTTCCATTTGTTGCTTAATAGAAGACAGTTTTTCCCTCATCTGTTTTTTGGTTTCACCTGTCCATTCATTAGTATCACCTCTGGTAGAATTAATCCTGCCTTGTATTTGGTTTATTTCCTTTTCGTATGCCTTTAACTGGTCTTGATACTCCGTTAATGCTCTTTTCTCATTTCTAGATGAAAAATCATTATTATTGATTGATATATATTTATGTATATCATTAATATTAAAGTCTTTTCGTCCTGTTCTAATATTCAATGATTGAATAAGTTCTTCTTCTGCACCTCCCAAAACATCAGTAACATCTATTTTAAAATCTTCCTTCAACTTTTGCAAGTCTTTAAATGCCTTTTCCCGTTCTTGCTTGCTTTTGGTGGTATCCCTGATTATAGATTCATATTTCGTAAACTCCGTTTCAAAAACCTTTGTATTGAATCCCATTGACAACTTAGCATCATTCAACGAATCACGCAATGCTTCAAGTTCTTTCAAATTCCTTATTGTAGAAAGAACACCGTTATTAAATGCTTCAAAACTGCCAGCAGACATAGACTGAAAGAATAAGTCTACAGTTCCTTTACAAGAATTTAATGTATTGTCCCATTCATCATTAGTAGCCTGTGAGCTTCTTATTATCTTCATAAAAGCGTCACTGGCAGTAGTTGCAATTCCAATACCAGCAGCAAACTTTCCTATAGTACCTACTATATTGCCTGTTATCTGTTGAAACTCCTGTACTTGCCTGCTGCTCCTGACTATGTTATTATTAAAACCAGATGAATCAAGTAATAGTCTGGTTACTAAATCAGCCATATATATTTAGTTTTGTGTGTTTATAAATTGATTAGCTTTAGCCTGTAGTCTGGCTATATCGTCTTTACTGATAGAAGTATCTTTTTCTTTGGCTTCATCCCAATCAAACTTCATAATATCAGTAGGTGATAACTGCTTGGTACTGTTAGTTTGGGCTATGATATAGCTTATCATCCTAGCCTGTTCCCAGCCAGTCTTATTCTTATGTTGCAGATTCTCCAAGACTGCCTTCACTTCATACATCTGCATACTGTCCAGAAAATAATCAGGTGCTATACCTGCTTCCAGAACTACTAAAGCATATAGTTCACTAATCGTTACTTTTTTTTTGAATCTACAGTATCACTAATGAATGCAGACTGCTTTTCCATCTCTTTAGAAAGAAATTCCTGTAGCTGGATAACTAAGGCTGGTTCATCATCGCATTCATTAATAAAGTCCTCGAATGTCATTTGCAAATCTGAATTATTGGCTACCAACAGACTATAATAAAACAGGTAGTAATCCGTCAGATTCTCCAATCTGAATATCTTGCCTGTTATCTGTTCAAATACGAACATAGCCCTGATAGTATATCGTATATTATATGCAGTACCTTTAATTTGAATTTCCATAGTATATAAATAAAAAAGGGGAAACTGCAACAGCTTCCCCAGTGAATATATTACGCTACTTTAGGCGATAAAGCCCCTGTTCCTTCCAGAGTAACAGAGTAAGTAGCATTATCATTATCTGGAGCATTAGCAGTAATACTGGTGATAACTACCTTACCTGTATATCCACCGCCAGCAGTCCAGCCATCGGCAGGCATACCTGTGTCACTATCTGCATTGGTACATACAGCAAAAGCAACAGTAAGTTCTTCCCTGCTTATCCAGCTATTTACTAAAGCATTAAAATCTTCTACACTATATAAATTGTCAGTTGTAAGTGACCAGCTTAATTTGCTTACCGCTTTACTAGTCCATTTGCCACCGTCTTTTGATGAAGTTTCCAAAGTGTTTCCAGTTAAGGAAAGCTGGCAACTGGTTGAAAATGCCAATGCTTTATAAGCAGTACCAGCACCAGTTGTATCTTTAAAAATCATCAGGTCATTACCTCTAAGTATTTTGTTTGCCATTTGTGTTTATGTCGAATGTTAAATTCTGAATGAATGTATCTTCTATGTATTCTTCATCTGCACTAATCATCCTTATATCATTTATTTCTACTCCTGCAAAGTTACCCCTTCTACCTTCTAAAGCATCCCTTACATAGTCTGCCAGTTCAATGGTATCTATGTAATCTTTAGAAGCTATAACTACATCAACCGTAACAGATTCATTAACGGAATAACTGCCTTTAGTGTAGTTTGGTGTGATATTGGTTCTTTTATAAATGATAAAAGGAAAAGTGGTGGATTCTTCAACTATCAAAGGATATATCTTAGAACCTACCTTTTCTTTTATCCTGCTATCTTTCTTTAATAAATGATAGATAGCCTTTCCTATTTGTAAGCTCATTTTTTATTAGCAATCCTTGTTATTGATTCTTCAACCATTTGATTTATATTATCGAAGATGGCATGTTCCGTTTTATCTTTAGCAGTTTTAAAGAAATGTGCAGCCTTCATCCTCCCCCTATTAGCTCCGTTTTTCCTAAGCTGTCTGGTAGTTGTTCCAAGTTCAAAGAACTTTAACCTAAAGTCGCCCATTATATGAACTTTCGCTTCTGTTGCTTCCTTGTCCACTTTCATCTTTACACCATTGCCTAAAGTTTTGCCGTTCCATCTATTCTTATGATTTATTGCCTTACCTACTACGCTTCTTAGTTGTGTTTTCGTTTCCTTTTGCAAAATTCGTCCAGCTTTCCGTAGTGCATTCTTATACACATTCTTTTGCTGTCTGCTATTAAGTTCACTAAACATTCTTAGCACTTGTGAAGCGTCTACAGTTACACCGTTATTCATTAATAAGCTCTCCTATGATTTCTGTAGATTGTTTTGCCCTGTCTGAATTGATAGCCAGTATCCTATACTTCTTACCTTGATAGATAATTCTCATTTGCTCGTTTACCTTATGGTAGTACCTGATTGTGAAAGTCAGTGTATAAGAAGTAAATATTTCATTATTCTGATTAACCCTGTTACCAGAATTAAACTTAATGTTGGCTCTTGTTTGCAGATAGTCTACCCATTCCATAGAAGTAGCTCCAAACTCATTTTTAACTGGTACTGATTCCTGTAGTAATATTGTCTCTGTCAGTAGCCCTGCCCTCATAGTATATAGTATTAATAGCCGTACTGTAATCCAGTTTCACCGCTTATTCTTACTGCACTACATAATTCAGGATTCCAGCCAGGATAAAGAACCGTAGTTATAAAATTCTCTTGTCCAGCAGGTCTAATTTCTACAGTTACTTCATTATCATTGGTATTTTTAATGAGAAAATAAAATTCGGGCGTGAATACATCCTCTGTAATATCATCCATTCTACTAACCTGCGTAGATGTTGCCCTACCGTCTCTATTATGTATATAATCAATCATACTTCTTTGTAGTTTTTATAAAGTGAAATTAGATAGTCAAATGTATATGGCACTTTATTAACGGATGAATAAGATACTGGCTCACGATTGGCATATAGATTACCAATCAGCAGCAGAATAGCGTGAATAACAGCAGGTGGGGTAAATTCCCCATCCACTGCCAATTCATCCAGTTTCAGATTCAAATTGCGTGCTACTGCATCCTCTGCAACATCAATCAGTCCAAGTATATATAAATCATCATCCTTGAAAGAATCATCCAAAAGAAGGTGCTTCTTAGCTTCTTCCAATTTGACGTACATATTATTTTAAGATAGCTTTTTGGAAAGAACCTGTTCTTCTTGGTTTTGCATCAAAATACGCATTGATAACCAATCTAACTTTACCGTTAGCTGCTTGTGTGTACGGGTCTACTGTTAAGTCAATCCCTCCCCATTGTCCAATAACAAAATCTTCAAAGTGTCCCATTACAACACCTTTACTGGTAACATTGGAAGTACAATACACTGGATAACCGTTCACTTCATTTTCTTCCATCAGACAACCAGCACAACCAACACAGGTATGTACACCACCGTCAGTTACATTGTAAAGAGCATCTTTAGCAGTCGTTTTCAAAATACCTTTTGCAGATGGCGATACAATGAAACACTTGTTTCCTGCTACATTAGCTTCTTCTAGTGCAGTTTCCATATCAACCAATCTCTTATAAGTAATATCCTTTGTTTCAGGAGTAACGCCATTAAAGATACCGGCAGGCATAGTAGCAGAACCAGCAGCACTACCCAAAATAGTGGCTTCCAGTTTGTCCGAAATAGCATTTACAATATCACGTTTAAGCATCTCTTCTGCACTGGCAGAATCCTGAATCAGGAATTGTTTGGAAACGTCTACATAAGCGGTAAGTCTCTTTGGTTCTAGATTCACTTCACTGAAATCACCTGCACCGTCCGTAGCAGCAGCTACCTCACCAGCCCAGCTAACATTACTTCCAGAATAAGCAGGAATAGAAACATTACCTACCAGTCCAGACAGATAGCTTGCACCAGCTTTAACCATTACTAAATTAGCTCTCAATGGTTCTAACAGAGCCAGTTTATCTTCTGCTACGGTTTCCTGTCCTGCACCTTCTACAGTTGCTTGTATATCACCTCTTTCCTCAATCGGTAATACGATTTGTCCAGAATAGTTCTGTCCTGATTTTCTAAATTCTGCAATACCAGCAGATACAACTTCTTGCGCTCTTTCGTCCAGTTGTCTGCTATTGGCTACGTCATTAATAGCCTTTAAAAGTGAAAACTTCTCTTTTTTCATAGATGTATTATTTGTGTTTGTTAGTTTTGTCTCGCTTGCAATCTTTCTTATTTCCTTATCTATGTCTTCCAGTTCAACGGTGATAGAATTAAATTCAGCGTGTTCACCTTCATTTAACCGTCTGGTTTCCTTTTCTGCTTTGGAAACTATTTCCTCTGCCCGTTGCTTTAACTGTTCTTTTTTGTCTAACAGTTCTAAAGTGTTCATTATTGTAGTTTGTGTCTTAGCTCCATATAGTAATCAGTCAAATCTTCTTTATCGAATGATTCCAGCTTTCTAAGTGCTACACTCGTATCAGGATACGCTTCTTTATAGACAGGTGATACATCAAACAGTTCTTTGAACTTATTGATAGTCCTGATATAAGAACCATTATCCTTCTTTGTCCAAGTATCGGAATCAATAGTAAAAGCAAAAGATGAAGTAGTAATATCACCTCTCTTTAAACCTTCCAACAATTCATCTCCCAGATTTGTGCAGGGTGCTTCAAAGCTATATTTAAGCCCTGTAGAATCAACTTCCAGTTTCAGGCTACCTGCACCATATTTAGAACGTGCCAGAATACCTCTGTCTTCATTATGATTCAAAAGGCATAAAATATCTGACTGTTGTAGCACTCCTTCCAATGCCGTAGGTTCTATAACTTCTGTAAACCCTCCTAAATCTCTAGATTCAGAATTGAATACTATTGCATACCCCTCAACAATTCTAGAATCTTCGTTTCTTTTTTCAATTTTACAATTTCGTGTTTCTTTCATAGTATCGTAGTAATCCCTTATACATATATTACCTTCACCCTAGTATCTCCCAGACAGGGATTATCAGAGCAGTAAACTGTATATTGTTCGTTATATCCTGATTCATTGGTGTAATAAAACTTGGCTACTTCTCTGAATCCTCCTTCAAATCCGCCTACACTAAATACGGCTTCTCCATAATGAGAAGGATATGCAAAACAGATATATTCATCCTTGCCTGCATTTACTCTGAAATTCATTTCTGTAGCTTGCCGTAGTTCTTTTGTAAGAGATTCAATAAAGTTGGAATCATAAGTAGTAGAAGATGATACACCGTAATATATATTATTCATAAACTTAATATCAATAGTTTTAGATTTGATGGTAGTTCCATCATTTACCTTTAGTGTGAATGATTTATTGCTGTTGAATGGAGTATCAAATGTGAAAGAACTGCCTGTCACAGGTACATCATTAATAAATTGTTCCGTTGCTGGCTGGCTTAACTTCCAAGTAAGTGTTATACTGTTAATGTTAGTTCCTATTTCCTGTACTGGTTCTACGTTACTGGTAAATGAAGTTATATTAATAGCTTCGTACAGCAATGAATCCAATGTGTCTTTCACAGTTGTACTGTCATATCCTACATTTTCAGCAAGTAAATCGGAACTTGTTACGAACTTGGAATCATTTATTAAATCAGACGTGAAATTAGGTATTTCACTAGTATCAGCTTTAGCAGCCAGTGCTTCTTCCAGTTCTTTTAGTTCCTTATTAATACCTGTCGAATCAAAATCAGATAAATTAGTAAGTTTGGTTTTATCTTCATTAGTATAATCATTAGTAGATAATCCTTTGCCAGATTCTTTATCAACCTTTTTTGCCAAGTCTACAACATTGGTAAACTGTGCATCATTGGAAAGCTCCGTTGTATATTTGGGAACTTCATCTTTGGAAGCAAAGTTTCTATCATTCACTAATTGACTAAGTTTAGTAGGTACACTATTTATATTGACATAATTACAGTCATTTTGCAACTCGCTTACTTTGGTAGGCAAATCATCTCTGGTGATAAATCCCATATCATTTATCAACTGACTTAGCTTAATCAGTCTTTCCTTTGATTCAGAACAGCAATATTTAAGACCATCTTTATCTGCTACTATGGTATAAGCCCTAATCATTTTATAGCAGTGACTATCATCATTCTTTATAAATGTACAGATAACATTATAGTCTCCCAAAAGCATTTCCTGCTGTTGTTCGGCTGTTACTTCAAACTCAATACCTTTCACTAAAGTACTGTCATAAAGAACAGTATCCCCTAAATCTTCTTCCCTCTCTTTAAGGACTATATCAACTATTCTGGCATCTGCTACATATTTCTTGGATGGAACTGTAGAATGTTGATACATCACTTCCAAATCAGTAACAGCAGATAAATCTACATAGCCGTTGCAATCCTTTATAGTCCAAGTAAAGCTAAAATCATTGCCTTTAATTATATACCTCATCGTCTTTCTCTATTTGCTTAGTAACTGCATTATCTAGTGTCTGTACATTCACCTGTACAAATGATTTGTCACCGTTTTCAATAGCTGGTAAATCCAGATTCTTCCTAATTTCATTTGGAGTAATCACACCAATCTGGAACAGCGTATTATAGTAGCTAGCCAAACTTGCCTTATCTGCTCTAAGTAGAACTGAAGTATCAAAACGCACATCTATATTATTCCTTTCAGAAGGCTTATATAGTTTACGTTCAAATTCCAGTTCTATCTTTTCCAGTAGTGGTGAAAGCGTATCAGTCAAGAAAGCTAGTTGAGTAGCTTCTACTGTACTATAACTGGATTTGGACAAATCAAATGCCTTGACTGGTGACACACCGAAGAATCTGCAAATATCAATCACATTAAACTGTCTAGTTTCCAGTAATTGTGCATCAGACGGATTCACCGTAATAGGCTGAAAAGTCATATTGCCTTCCATCACAGCCACGCCATTAGGAGTACCAGTAATAGAATTAAAAGCACTGCTCCAAGCTGTTTTAATGTCCTGTTTCTGTTGTGCCGTTAATGAGGATTCCACTTTAATAATGCCAGCCAGATTAGCACCTCCTTTGAAAAATCCTTCTGCGTGCGCTTCTGAATCGGCAGTCAGTCCCAGCGTGTTTCTGGCGTGCTTCAAGGTGCTTATACCTGTAATCCCATCATAGCTAAAATTCAAGATATGAATCATATTGATAGCTTCTACCAGTTGGTTCATCCCTGTAATGTTGTACATCTTCTTACCGTTTTTAAAAGTGACTGATACAGAATCTGATTTTAGAAATATCAGTTCTTTGGCATCACCTTTTTCATCTCTGTTAATAAGAGCATAGCCATTACCTGTAAGAAGCACACTGGTAACCAGTGTCTTGATAAAAGTAAATCTGCTCATTTGGTCATTCGGTTCTCTATTCAACAGCCAGTATGTAGGATGCTTGGTAAACTTGGTTTTAAAGCCCTCATCATCTACATAATACGGTTCTAACGGCAACTGTGCTACAGAATCACTTATCACGTCTACACATCTGTAAACAGCAGATAGCAACATAGCTTTTGATTCTGAATATGTAGTAGCTGAATTATAAAATAGAGAATCTGAAAGAAAGTTGTAGCTACGTTCTTCTTGTCTAGCTTCTTTCTTTTTAAATGGATGGAAATTGAATTTCATTAAAATGTAAATATTTGGTTTGTGTAGTGTGGTACTTGCAAATACATACCTAAAGCCTGTATCATAGATATAGTTCCATCTATCTTCTTCTTGTCTACTTGTTTGTTAGGTTTGATATTGCCGTTATGGTCTGACTTCAAAGTCACATTCCTAAAGCAATACCTGTTTATTTCGTTATTGTCTATTATTGCTTTACCAGATAATATAAGCCGTTCCATCTCTCTGGTAGGCTTATTAAAGTTGGCTAATGTCTGTGCGTATTCTTCAAGTGGCAATCCTTTTTCTGTCGAATCAATAGCCCACTGTGTAGCATTATACTTATCATATCCTACAGCCTGTATATTAACTACTTCTGAATATTTAAGCATATCAGTAGTTATGTAATCATAATCGGTAACATTACCAGCAGTAACAGTAAGTAAACCAGCTCTTTTCCATAGCTTATAAAGTTCCTTGTCTGTCTTGTCTGTAAGTGCCGATTCAGGAAGGTAGTAATGAGTTTTAAAATAGTATTTATCACTATCAACGACTAAATAAGATACAGCAGTTAAATCACTGGTAGCAGCTAAATCCACTCCAATATAACAGGGTAATCCCCTAAACTTTGACAGGTCTACTGCTTGTGTACACTTTATAATACTTTCATCAGACAGCCAGACTGTAGCACTGTCACACCATTGGTTAAGCGTCTTGGTACGTACTCCCACTTCATCAGAAGGATTATTAATAGCTTGTTGTACTTGCCCTTTGATGTATTTACTGGTAACAGTGACATTCAAATTAGGTGCAACTTTCATCCAGTTCTTTTCACTTCTCCAATCATCATCAGCATCTAAAGAATAGATGGCAATAAACATTTCATCATCTGACTTTAACTCATTCAGCACTTCTATAGCTACAGTTCTTAATTGGTAACAAGGTAAAGTTTTGTCGAATCCAGCAGTAGTAATAGTACACAGGTGTGGATTCTCACGCATACCCATACTGGATTTTATTACATCCCTTACCTTACTTGTTTTGGCAGCGTGGTATTCATCCAGTAAACCGAAACTGGCATTAAATCCATCCAGTTTGCTATCATCAGCAGCAAGTACCTTCAATTTACTATTAGTAGCCTTAAACAGAATATCAGCCCTGTAAGCTGTCAAATATTTGCCTTTGGTATCCAGTCCCTTACTAAACTTGGAACACATATCAAAAGCTATCTTTGCCTGTTCCTTACTGTTTGCTGCCAGCAAGACTTCTGCACCATCTTCACCATCAGCAATTAGATAATACAAACATAAGGCGGCAGCTAAAGCAGTCTTACCTTGCTTTCTGGATACTTCTATGTATGAACTGGTGAATCTCCTAGTTCCTGTACCCTTCCAGTAAAATCCCAGTATATTAGCTATAATAAACTGTTGCCAGCCTTCCAGTATGAAGTTACTGCCAGCGTGCTTGCCTGTATAATGTTTCAAAGTGCCAATAAAGCTAATAGCCCTGTCTACTACATCTTCCCTAAACTCCAAATCATCCCTCAATAAGTCATTCTGGAATCTCTTACAAGCCAGTTTTATTGTATCGCCTGTTACTATTTCATTATTAAGAACCTTACTTGCATACTCATAGTAAAGTTTCATCATCTAACTTCTTTCTTACCAGTAACAATGAACTGTTCTAATGGTGTGGATTCCTCGTCATCCGTTTTATCCATCTTTGGTAATTTGGTACGTGCTTTGGCTGTCAGTCCAAATTCCAACATAACTTTCATAGCCTGTGTTTGTGCATCCTTTGCAACTTTTACCAATGGATGTGGTGCTATATTACCTCTATCACTGGTAACTGTCAAACCGTCTATTTCCAACTGTTTGGATGCCTTGATAAATGTACTGTAATTTCTTGCCAGCATATCTAAGGCAGCATTATCTATATTCTCTAAAACACCTCTATTTTCAAGCTCTGCAAGTACTCCTTGTATGTATTCAGCAGCTTCTTTTTCTATACCTTTGGGAATTGAATATTTCTTCATAGTATTACGTTTTTTATTTTCTAAATAGTAAAGCTAAAAAGGTACTCAATTACACATAAAGAGACTATAACACAATTAATTAAGAATGTAATACATTCATTTTGACACCCTATTTTATTTCAGTAAATTTGTATAGAATTAAAAATCAAACACTATGGAAAGAACGTGTAATTATCCGATAGAAATTAAGTTTAAAATAGACCTGAATACAGAACTGCTACTGAATGAACTATGCGATTTATTAAAGAAAGACAGGTCTAAAATATTAAGATTGATAATCGCTGATTTCTTTGACAGGAATCTGGATTTAATAGACAAATATAAAGAGACAGACAACAAGTTAGATAGGGAAAAACTGGTAGAAGCAATACTGAAAGACTTCTATGGATATAACAGGCAAACAATGAATGAATACCTACGATTTAAAAATGAAAAAGACAATCCCAAGTAAAGAAGTATTGGAACAGTATATATATGACTATGGAATAGATAAAACAGCACAGATATTTCACATATCAACAGAAGAATTAGATAAGAAGATTAACTGGAAACCACAATACGAGCAGTACAGCTACAATCCAGCAATAGCCAAACCACTTTCATCACAACATAAGCAAATTATGGCTATCATAGCTAAACACTACCCAGATTTACTAAAGCAGTGCACCAACTATTATAAAGACACTATTTATATGTCCCAGAATGTAGAAGATTTACTTCATAAAGCTATAATCAAATGTTTGGAAATAGGACTGGATAAAGTAACGGAAGACGCCGTTCTGAAATTAGTAAAGATACAGTTCTATACAGCCAGAAAATACGCACAACTGCAAAGTTACACTATGAAGAAAAAGATATTTCCACTGGAAATAGCTACGGAAGATGGAGAATATATAATACCTACAGAATACTACAATAATGCCATATTTAAAGAAAGCGAAGAAACAGCGTAATCCATCAAATAACAGGATAGAAAGACAGAAGATTTATAATACTGACAGATGGCACAAACTTAGAGCTAGCAAACTAATGCAGTCACCATTATGTGAAGTATGCTTATCCAAAGGTGTAATCACTCCTGCGTTTCACATCCATCATATAGACAGCTTTATGAATTATGAAGGAATGAAACGCAAAGAAGTGGCTTATAATCCAGATAATTTAATGTCTATATGTGAACAGTGCCATTCCAGAAAACATTTACATACTAAAAAAGATTTGGCATTATAAAATATTTTGTGTAAATGGAAACAGAATCCAGATATAAGGGAATATATACCTGAATCCCGTTTTCTCATTTACACAAAATTGTGGACACTGCCGTCTTTAGAAAGGAAACATTGTAAGCACTTTACCTAAGTCACTATTTTTGGGTATATTTTCTATATTATTTTCATTATCTCTAAGTATAATACTATACGATGTTTCTCCAACCAAAACCCCTACAGAATTGAAGTTATTATCATAAAGTTCATTACCAACTTGAGCTGTTTCACCATTAGGAAGTTTTACGAAGTAGTTTCCATTTGTAGCTAAAACATCAATCCTCTTATGCAATTTATTTATTTCGCCTAATATTATACTAGAATCTTGTGTTAAAGTTATTTTCTCTGGCAAGGCTGCTGGTTTTTCTATTGAAAGCAACTGCAACAACGAATTAACCTCTTTAATATCAGCACCATATGTTTCTTTTATACATTTAGCCATCTCTGGAATAGCTTTCTTAACCTCATCTATTCTAAGAGTTTCACTATAAGGTAATGTTCTTATTCCAGATATATCAAAAGGCATTACAGTCTTACTATCCTTTATTAAAACAGTCTTAAGATTAAAAGCCTGCCTAATGCCAAGTTCATAAAATACATTAGGATTTCTAGAGCTTAAATCACATATAGCCATATCACAATCAAGTATCTGCTTTAGTATATCAACTACTATAAAATTAGCCTTTGATGTATCATCTGCCCGTACTGGTTCAAAACCAGCATCCATAACAGCAGGCTTTATAAGATGTTCATACACTCTCGTAAAGTGCCCCTTGTCATAGCCTTCTGCATCACTAATAGGCATCATTATAAAGCACTTTTTATTTTTCTTATCTTCCATAATTACAACAATTAAGTTTAGATGCAAATATCTATATATTAAAACAAATAATATCCCATTTTACCAATGAAAATTAAATTAAACATCCAATACATTCAGAATCTTACTAATAACGAAGCGTTCACCTACTTCTGTACACTAGTAACAATAGCCAATAATCCAGATGCAACAATTAAAGATGTAGTACGTACCTGTGGTATAGGTGAAACTACCGTATTCAAGCATTTAAAGAAATTTGATGAGCTAGGATACTTAGACATAGATAGAACTGGAACATATAACACATACAGCTACACTGAACCTGATAGACTATATATAACCATAGATTCAGACCTGCTTAACATTAATGGCAATAAGAACCAATTAGGAGCACTTATACGGCTTAAATCATATACCAGAATAGGCACTAATGTTGTAGACCTCTCACTTAATCGAATAGTCCACGAAGTAAGCATACAGCACGACAGCATATACTTTGCCCTTGAAAACGAGATACTGGAAAGAAATGATAAAAAAACATACTTCACCTTCATTCATCCAGCATTCACGCACATCTGGTAGGCAAATACAGAGCTTAGAAACACCTGTACACTATTTTTAAAATTTGTGTATCTTCCAGTTTTTATAGTCAAAAAGTTTTATTATCTTTGTATCAGCAAATTAGAAGAAGCAGCTACTATCATAAATGCTTCTATTGTTGCGAAATTCTGACTAAAATATGGAACTAGTGAATAATAGTAGCTAGTTCCTTCTTTTCGATTCATTTTTCATAATTCATATAATCCCTTTGGGATTCCATTGTTAAAAATGCAGTTCTTCCCTGCATTTTCTTAAATTAGTAAATTGAAACAGCGAATAATAGGCGTAGTGATACGCTTATTATTTTATCCCAATCCTTACCAAAATTTGCAAATGCTACCTTATACCATACCAAAAAAGTAAGGAACTCAAGACTAAAGATTTTAACCAGATTAGCTTCTAAATTCAGATTTACTACTATTCAGATTACTTACTACCTTAATTTAATATGTAAAAACCTATGAAAACCTTAAAAATAAATTCAACTAATGGATATTTAAACTTACCTGATTTACCACATAATTGTATCTTTAATAAAGTAGTTACTGGCTGTGGTGGTACTACTGTAGTCCTCTTTAATGATGAATCCTATATCATTGCAGTACCTACTACAGAACTTATCGTAAATAAGACGGGCTTAACAAAATCTGGTCTTACTACTATTACCTCCTATGATGGCAAAGAACAGTCTGTATTTGGATTATTTGGTACTTTTACTTACCAAGCCAAAAAAGAACTAAAGAAATATGCTTCCAGCACTAGAATAAAAAAGATAATGTGTACCTATGATAAGATGGAATATTTAGAACAGTACCTAAATCCTACCGATTTCAGACTGCTTATAGATGAATATCATATATTGCTAAAAGCATACAGTTATAGACAGAAAGCTGTTGACGGTGTACTGGATAGCTTTAGAAAATATAAATCATTCTGCTTTATGTCTGCCACTCCAATCAGTGCAGATTTCACACCGTCTATTCTTTCAGATGTGGAACTGGTAGAAGCTCAATGGGATAACACAGATACCTTAATAGTTAAGTTAGACCAAACCAATCATCCCTATGTAAAGGCAGCCAATTATATAAACGCTTATAAGAAAGATGGCTATCTAGAAATAAACGGTAATAAAAGTACGGAAGCATACTTCTTTATAAATTCAGTTACAGATATAGCTTCTATCTTAGAATATTGCCAACTTGGTAACGATGAAGTAAAGATTGTATGTGCAGATAATCCGTCAAACAGAGACAAATTAGCAGGATATACTATCAGCAACAGTAGAAGTACCAATAAGCCATTTACTTTCATTACTTCCAAATCATTTGAAGGTGCTGATTATTTCAGTGAAACAGGTATGTGCTTTGTAGTCAGTAATTCCAGCAATACTAATACCCTGCTCGATATATCCACTGACATTTACCAGATAGCTGGTAGAATCAGGACTGAATCCAATCCATTTAGAAACATAATGGTACATATCTTCAATAGTGTAGGAAAAAGGAAGCTAAATCTAGATATTACCTACGAAGAAATGGTACAAAGAATGAATGATGAAATAGAAGGTGCAAACGAATTAATTACTGCTATCAACAATAGTAGCAAGAAAGCTAAGAGTATGGCTGAAAAGATGCTTAACAGTGCCTATGCTGTGTGTGACAAAGAAGGTAACTACTTCCTTAATGATATGCTGGTAAAGTTAGACCTGTATAATTTCAAATTGGAAAAGGTTATCTATAATGATGGTATCGCTTTAAGAAAGGAACACAATGCAAACGGGAATATGACCACTGAATTAGAATATGAAAGACTAAACGAAACAATGAATAAAGCAGGAAAGAAACTATCTTTTAAAGATGCTTTCCTTAGATATACGGAACTACTACAGAATCTGGTTATTACTCCAGAAACAGACGAAATAGTTAGAGTACAGCCATTAGTAGTACCTGCCTATCACAAATTAGGAACTGATAAAGTTAGAAGTTTGCGATATATCAAAACAGCTATAGAAAAAGCTCTTATCAGTCTGGAATCGGATAAAAACAGAGACACGAAGATAGTACAAATACTTAGCAAGCAGATAAAGACTGGATTCTTTAGTAACGCTGATATTAAGAGCTGGATTAGAGAAGCGTATGATATACTAGGTATTACCGATAAAGTCAAAGCTACAGACCTTGATAGATGGTTTGATTGTAAACCTGTCGCCAAGTGGATTGACGGTAAAACAGTCAAAGGATATGAGATTTACAGACCAAAGATAGTATTCAAGTAAAGATACACCAAAACAACATTCAATTAAATAAACGATTATGATTTACATTACACTTATTGCAGCAGCACTATTATCAACTTACTTAGTAAGATTCACAGTAAAAGAGATTAAGCAACACATCACGAAAGAAGCAGATAGGATTATCAATACAAGACAATAAATATATTAACCTAATTAGCCTGTAATGAAAATGCACAATGGCTAATGTTTATGAATATGTAATATAGAAACAGGCTAGTAATCAAATTACTAGCAAATGGATAACTTTTTAGCAATGGAACGTAAAGGAAGGGACTTATTCAAGTCATTATTAGAAGATGGAAATATAACCAAATACAAGGAATCTACTGGCAGATATAATCCCGTAGATTTCTATTTAATACACAACGAAGATAAGATAGTAGCTGAAATAAAATGCAGGGATGTACGGTACGTTAATTATCCCACTCATTTAATGGAAACTGAAAAACTTAAAAGTCTACTAACTGTCAAGGATACTCACGATTGTAAAGCAGCGTGGTACGTCAACTTCTTTGGCGAAGATATATGCTTTATATATAATGCAGACAAAGTAAAGAATCTACGCTCTGAAACAGCGTATTGCAATTACACTACTGCCAATTACAACTACTACAAAACAACCAAAGGTGTTATTATGATACCTACCAATCTGGCTGGAATCTTTATTAGAAAGAATGGCAAATGGATGAATGGAAATCTACAGGATGCCAAACTAGCGTCTTAACAAACCTAATTATAAGCAATTTAAGCCCACTTTGATATAAGTCAAGGTGGGCTTTTTCATATAAATAGGCACTATAAAATATTTTGTGTAAATAGAAATACGGGATTCAGAAAAGAGTCTCGTATTTTTTTTTTTTTTCATTTTCTAA